TTATAATGGTAAAATGGATCAAACAGATATTGAAGAACTTGGTTGGGATCCAGATCCATTTAATGGACTTAAAATATTAAAAGGTGAAATGGAATATTATTATAATGCTGATCCAGAAATACAAAAGTCAGAAGAAAGAATACAATATTATAAAACTATGTTAGAAACACTTACTGATATTGTGTCTAATATAAACTGGCGACATCAGACAATTGCGAATATGATTAAATGGAAACAATTCGAATCAGGAAACTAAATCATTCCAATCTATACATAGATTGTGATTCAGGTGTTGGTCAAGAACTAAATGAATTTTTTTCATTTTATGTTCCTGGCTATCGATTCATGCCAGCTTATCGTAATAAACTTTGGGATGGTAAAATTAGATTATATAATAAGAATACACAAGAATTACCAGCAGGGTTAATCCATCATGTAGTACAATTTGCTCGTGGTAGAGGATATATAATTGATTCTTTAGATTCTAAATATGGTTTACCTTATGAAAAGCAACATGTAGATCCAAGTATTCTTGCATCGTTTATTAAATCACTTAAGCTTCCATTTGAAATTAGAGATTATCAATTAGATGCTGTTCAGAAAGCACTTGAACGAAAGCGTGGTATTTTATTATCACCAACTGGATCAGGTAAATCATTAATCATTTATTCATTATTATCATATTATTTGGGTTATATAGCACCAGAAACAAATAAAAAGATATTAGTCATTGTTCCTACGACATCTCTTGTAGAACAAATGGAAAGTGATTTTAAAGAATATGGAATGCCGAGTAAATTAGCACATAAAATTTATTCTGGTAAAGATAAGAATACTGATGCTCCCATTATTATATCAACATGGCAATCAATTTATAAATTACCTCGTACTTGGTTCGAGCAATTCGGCGCCGTCTTTGGTGATGAATGTCATAACTTTAAATCAAAATCACTTACTAGTATTATGAATAAATGTGGAGAAGCAGAATATAGATTTGGTACTACTGGTACATTGGATGGTACTCAAACACATGAATTGGTATTACAAGGTTTATTTGGTAGAACATACAAAGTAACCACAACACGCGATTTACAAGATGAAGATCATTTGGCCAAACTTGAAATTAAAAGAATAGAATTAGAATATAATGAAGAAGAAAGAAAACAATTTGGTACAAAAACATACCAACAAGAATTAGAATATATAGTTTCACATCGCAAAAGAAATAATTTTGTTGCAAATATTACAGCTGATCGATCCGGAAATACATTAGTATTATTTAATTATGTTGAGAAACATGGAAAACCATTATTTTAATTAATTAATAGTATTACAGATGATAATAGAAAAGTATTTTTTGTATCAGGTGAAACAGATACTGCTGATAGAGAAGCAATTCGTAAAATTGTAGAAGGACAAAAAGATGCTATTATTGTTGCTAGCTTAGGTACTTTTTCTACTGGCATTAATATTCGTAATCTACATAATATTATATTTGCATCGCCTTCTAAATCTCAAATAAGAGTATTACAATCAATTGGCCGCGGACTTAGAAAATCTGAAGATGGTAGGACAACAGTGCTTTATGATATTATAGATAATATTAGTTGGAAATCAAAGAAAAATTTTGCATTAAAACATTCAGAGGAAAGATTAAAAATTTATGAAAAGGAAAGATTCATTCATAAAACCTATAAGGTACCAATTAAATGATAGACAAAGCATTCAAACAATTTAAAATGTCAAATGATGATGAAGTCATCTGTGAAGTGTTAGAATGGAATAATGAAGAAAATGACGCTCTTATAGTAAGAAGTGCATTGAAACTTGTAAACGTCGAAGACTTCGAAAAGGGTATTAGGTTTTATGCATTTAGACCATGGATGGTTTATATCGATGATCCAGATGTATTGCATACAGTTAATTCACATCACATCATTTCGGAAGTGGATCCCTCAGATGAGATAATAAAACAGTATGTGCAAGCAGTCGCCAAACTAAGAAGTGATATCAAAGAGAAAAAGAAAAAACCTTCTGCTTCTTTGGATGAAATGACAAAGTTGATGGCAGATATGGACGAAGATGAATTTGAACACTATCTTGACCAAATTGCATCTGAATCTCGCGAGGTTGATTCTGCCGAAGTCGGTAATGTGATTAAATTTAAACCAAAAGGAACATTACATTAATGTCTTTTTTAGTAGCACCATTACCTCCACAATCAGTATATGTTCGTAAAGAATATCTTTATGATCATGAACAAGGTCATGGTGAATTAACGCCAGGTATTTGGATATCAGTTAAATCTTCTCAATATAAGGCATTATATTTTGAGACATTGTTAACCGAATACGGTGCTCTTTATGATAAACTTCCTCTTTCTGCTTTTGTTTGGAAAACTGATCATGGTGATCTTCCGCTTGATGTTTTGCAACTTTGGGATTGCTTTGACTATCATTTGACAGTAGTAGAAAAGCCAATACTTTCCCGCTGTGAATTTTTTGGTAAGGATAGAAATATGCATCCAGGTGAATATCTTTTTACAATAGATAATGCACATCCGGATAAATCTGTCCTTGATATTAATTTTAGTGAGCATGATCCTGAGCATAAATCTTTCAATATTATTCAATTAGATAACGGACAATTTGCCGCACAACCTAATAATAGAGTTATATGGTACGATTCCAGTCTTACACCAAACAAATTAAAAATGCCAGATTTTAAAGTTTGTACACAAAATTATAGAGTTGAAACAGAACCAAAATGGTCTGTCGGTCATACAGATGAATGGCAATATAAAACTGAGGACGGTAGGTAATATCACCCTCCGTAAAAAACCTTAATTAATTATACCATACTTAGCTAGTATGTAAACAACTAAATTTTGTTTTAACTAAAGTAAATAGTTGTTTACTTTATCGATTAGATTGTATATAATGGTTTACATAATGAAAGGATAAGTTATGGCCAAAAGACAAAGCATTCATTACGTAAATAATGCTGATTTCTCACAAGCAGTTGTTGACTACGTAACTATAGTTAATGAAGCAAAGAAAAATAAAGAACAAATTCCAATTGTACCAGATTATATAGCTCAATGTTTTCTAAGAATTGCCGAAGGTTTATCACATAAGTCTAATTTTAGTAGGTACACATACCGCGAAGAAATGGTAATGGATGCCGTTGAAAATTGTCTTAAAGCTATTGGTAATTATAATTTAGAAACAGCAACGCGAACAGGTAAACCAAACGCATTTGCATATTTCACTCAAATTAGTTGGTATGCTTTCTTGCGCAGAATTGCAAAAGAGAAAAAACAGCAAGATGTAAAATTAAAATATTTGGCCAAATCAGGTATTGAAAACTTTGTTGATTTGGATCTAGCAGATGAAGCGGCCGGCCGAGTAATAGGTACATTTATTGATACATTAAAAGTTAGAATTGATAAAGTAAAAGAACACGACCAAGTATTTGAGGATCTCTATAAAAAAGAGGTACGAAAGAAAAGAATTAAATCAGTTGATTCAGACTTAAGTGAGTTTATGTAATGAAAAAAACTAAAATGTATCAAGTGGAAGTTTTAGAACAAGACAATGATCTTGTAATTGAGTTTCCAGAAGAAATTGTTGAAGAACAAGGTTGGTTAGTCGGTGATACACTTGAGTGGATTATCCATGATGATTATGTGATTTTGAGAAAAAAACCAGATGAAAATAGCAGTACTTAATGACACACACTGTGGAATTAGAAATTCTTCAGAAATATTTTTAAATAACGCAAAAGACTTTTATAAAAACATATTCTTTCCGGAATGTGAAAAGCAAGGTATTGAGCAAATTATACACTTGGGTGATTATTATGATCATCGTAAGTTTATTAACTTTAAGGCTCTCAATCATAATCGTAAATATTTTTTAGATATATTGCGTTCTCGTGGAATGAAGATGGATATTATTCCAGGAAATCATGACACATATTTTAAAAATACTAATGATCTTAACTCATTAAAAGAGTGTCTCGGACATTATATGAATGAGATCCATATTATTATGGAACCAAAAGTAATGGAATATGGTTCACTCAAAATAGCAATGTTACCATGGATATGTTCAGATAATCATGAACAATCATTTAAATTTATAAAAGAATGTAAAGCAGATTGGTTAGGTGGTCATTTGGAATTAAATGGCTTTGAACTGATGAGAGGTGTTGAAAATAAACACGGTATTAATCATAAACTATTTGAAAAATTTGAACTAGTTCTTACTGGTCATTTTCATTGTTCTTCACGTAAAGATAACATTTGGTATCTAGGTAGTCAAATGGAATTTTTTTGGTCTGATGCACATGATCCAAAATATTTTCACATCATTGATACAGAATCTCGTGAAATAGAAAAAATTCATAATCCATATACTTTATTTGAAAAAATTGTTTACAATGATGAAAAAATGGATTATAATAACTATAAT